TAATATCTTCAAAACTATATGGTACTTTCATATAGTTTATAACGAGTTTTTTAGGTAAAAGTATAGATTAGTAAAGCACTATTTCGTTTGTAGGCTTATTGATTTTATTAAGAGCAACATATCTAATTGCATCAATAGTATGGTTATTAAAGTCAACTGGCTTGTTAATAGTTTTACCACTTGAATCAGTAGCCCACTTGTAACTTCTAAACTCTTTAATTGTATTGGTGCTATTCCTAGTAATGTTTATCTTAAACTGTTTTAGGGTATCTATTGAATTAATGATACTATCAGCTCCCTTTTTAGCACCCTCTACATTAAACCCAGCCCTATTTAAATCTTCAATAGATTTAGGTTCAGCACTATCAGCTATAATACTATTAAATCTTGTTACACCTAAATTGTTTAATTTAACTATAATATCAGCATTAGTTAAACCAGTTTGATATAATAACTCATCTATGTAAATCTCACTATTATATCTAAATACTTTAATAACAGTAGTTGGATCATTAGTAAAACCCCAGTCCATACCTATACCGATTAGTTCAGAACCTAAAGGAACTTCATTAACTATATCAAAGTTTCGAAACACTAACCCCTCAATCTTACCAGTTAACCCACGAGCATAGACTTTAAATAGTTCCATGTCTTTATATCTTAACGCTTCAATCTTATCCCTAATCTTTTGAGGTACAAATGGATTATGCCTATGGTCAGATATAAACAACTTGCTATCAGGTTTCCCTATAATATCTTCATGCACCCAAAACTCAGCATTAGGGTTATAATCTATGTAAGTTTGCTTCTTAGTTCTTATATGAAGTTCGTTAAATACTTCTTTAGATATGCCTTGAGCTTCGTTAATAAACAGATAATCTCTTTTACCACTCTTAGCACCTTGAGGTGTTTCATAACTCTTAAACTCCATTATAGAGCCATTAACAAATTGGAATATTCTATCTGTACGGTTATAATCAGATATAAGACTTTTTAGAATAGGTGAACTATTGTAAATATCTAAAGCATCTCTTAATGCACCAGCTTTTAAGTTAGGTATTGATTCACCTACAACTGTAATAACATTATAATATTGTACTGCTTTGGTAAATAAGACTTGAAGTATAGAGTATGTTTTACCGCTACTAGAGCCACCCTGATTGACTATTATATCTTCAGTAGCATTATAGTTAGCTTCGTATAATACACTTGCTTTAAACACTAATCTAAATTAATATCCTTTTCGCTATTTGATAAACTAGCATCTGATTTAAGAACCTCAACTGTAATATTTCTATTGATGTTATTATTGTTATTATTGCTATCTACCTTGTCAGTCATGCCTAATTTGTTCTTAGCGTAGAAAATACCCTTACCCTCGTTTGCTACAATATCAACTGCTAAAGATTGAAATAAATCGTCTATCTTTTTTATAGTGTACTTTTTTAGCTCATCTTCGCCTTTTAGCCAATCATAATAAGTATTCCTTACTATTGTATCACCAACATTTCTAGGTAGCCAGATATTCAAAAAGAAAGCTATTGTAGGTATATGTCTTTCTTTTTGTTCAACTATCTTCCCTGAACCAGTTGCAACCTCTTTAGTATTGTTTAAGCATACTTCAATATACTGATTAGCATAGTTAGGTAATTGTTCTATAAAGTCCACAGATTTAGCCATTATTGACAGTTACAATTAATTGATTCTTTAACACTCATATTCATTTGGTGAGTAGAGCAATATATACTTGTTTCGTTATATTCAGATTGATTTGTAGTGCATTTATAGAATAGTTTACTACCATTAAATACTTGATACCAACAAAAAGTCTTAACGTCTTGAGTTGTTTGTGCCGTACTGCTTGGAGCAGTTGTTTTTTTATCGCATCCTATAAGGATTAGACTAAATAGTATTATTTTTTTCATATTTTAATTCAAATTCATTATAAACTCTATCATAAAATCTTTCTCCATTATTATCAGATTCATCACTTATCTTTTGAAGTCTTTTTACAACTGCTTTTTTAGATTGGACTCCTCCAAAAACAAAAGAAACTATCATTAATAAAATTATACCAAATATCATATCCATTCCTCCTTTTTAGCATATACATAAAAATCTTTAACTGCACTAATCCAACCGCCATTGCAAGAACCGCAATCACCAACTACTACCGGTGATTTTAAATCCCTTAGTAATTGTTTCCAAGCCTCTACTACTTCTTTTAAGATAACATTATCTCGTTGAGGTGTAGAACCTAAAGTAGCAACAGCTCTAACAAAGTCAATGTGTTTTATAATAGTTTCTTTAGGTGTCATATCTTTTAGCTATTGTATAAATGATAAATGATATTAATACAATATCTAACAAAGGTAAAGAATTATAATAACATACGCAAATTGATAGCCAGAAAGATAAACACTTTGGACAGTCAAAAGGTGGTATGTTACGAGTGTATAAGTAACACGGCTCGTTTGGTAGGTATTTTGATTCATCATACCAAATCAAATAACTGGCTAAAATATTTTTAATCACTCTTACTGCCATTGAATTAGCAATGAAGAACGCTAAGCATATACACCCCATTAATTCAAATACTAACATTTTCTCTTATTTTATCTTTAATTCGTTTACGTTTAGTCTTCAATGTAATGTAAGGCACTCCCGATTCCTTTGATAGATTAATCAATCCTTTTGGACTTAGTGATTCGGTTAATATAATAAAATCTTCTAATTCAAATGATTCGTCACTCTTAACGTAGTTCATTACTCTATCAAAGTCTTCATCTATCTTATGGTTGTAATTACTTTCAGATACATTTATCAAAGCTTCTAAAGTGTTAGCGTTATTTGATATTAATACAGATGTATTCTTTGTATTAGTTCGTTTACTATCTCTTATCCTATCAATGTTTAACCTATAAATTATAAACCCACAATAGTTAAAGAACTTATCTTCGTTGTATTTCTTTATTAACTTTTCCTCATTATCTTTAAGTAAATAGATTAAGAACTCTTGAAATATATCTAAATGAATATCGTTATAGTTACATATTTTTTTACAAAAACCCTTTAGTTTTTTAGAATTGTTCGCTAAAATCACTAGGTTATGTAGATTCATTAAAGCAAACCTACAAAATATCTTTGACACTACAAAATAATGTTTCTAAATAGGGCGTTTGCTTCATCTCGTTAGTTGTTAGTTAAGGTTAAAATGGGTTAGGCTCGTCGTTAATAATTATATTATTTTTAAATCTTCACTATCCCAATTTTGTATAGATGTGGTTTCTCCAATCCACCTAACTTTTAATTCTCCAGTTTGTCCACCTCTAAATTTAGCAATAATAAATAATAATAATTGATCCGTTGGTATTTCTTGACCGTCATAATCGTATGTTTCAAGTCCGTAATATTCTGGTCTAAGTAAAAATATAATCATATCCGCATCCTGTTCAATAGCTCCCGAATCTCTTAAATCAGATAGCTGAGGTTTTTTTGATGCTCCTGGTCTATTTTCAACCTGACGACTTAACTGAGATAATGCAATAATTGGCACGTCTAATTCCTTTGATAGTTTTTTTAAACCTCTACTAATTTTAGATATTTCTTGCTCTCTGTTATCTTTTGAATCAGCTCCGTCCATTAATTGCAAATAGTCAATAACAATTAACTGTATTCCAAATTCACGCTTCATTCTCATAGCCTTTGAACGAAGTCTTTGAATTGATAAAGCTGGAGTGTCGTCAATATACATTGGCACATCTTTGAAAGTTAAACAATCTTTTCGTAAAGCTGTTAACTCATAGGTGTTTGTAGCATTTTGGTTTATCTTTTGTGAACTTATACCACTTTCTTTTGACATTAAACGTCCTGCTAATTCTTTTCCAGTCATTTCTAAACTAAAAAAACCAACTGGAGTTCCTTGTTTTGCAGGATAATAAGCATAATCTAAAGCAACGGCTGTTTTTCCCATTGCTGGACGTGCTGCCAATATTATTAAATTTGACTTTCTCCATCCATTAGTTTGATTTTGTAAGGCTCTAATTGAAATAGGTACTCCATTTGGTTTTTCGTTTGTAAGCGATTCAAAACAATCTGTTAACACTTCATTAGCTAATTCATCAATCCGCTTCGCCTTTTTAGATTCTAAAACGTTTAAGATATTGTTTATTTCAGTTCCCGACCAATCTATTAACTCAAAACAATCAGTTGAATCTTCATAAGCCATTTTTATCATTTGAGTTCCTAGCCTAATAGTTTCTCGTAAAAGAAATTTTTCAACAACAATGGCTGCATGAGTTTCTACATTTGCTACTGTTGAAACTTCATTCGTTAAAGTCATTAGGTAGTAACCGCCTCCAACTATTTCAAGTTCTCCAGCTTTTTTTAATTCTGATGCCAATGTTAAATAATCAATTGGTTTTGCTTGAGTAACTAGACTTGAAATTGCTTTGTAAATTATACCATGATTTTCATTATAAAAATGTTCTGGTCTTAATAGTGCTGAAACAAGGTCGTAACATTCTGGTTTGTAAATAATCGAGCCTAATATAAACTTTTCGAGTTCAATATTTTGAGGTTGTATTTTACCAATGTTTGTATCGTATAATTTTTTAGCCATTAGTTAAATGTTTTATTTGGTTTTTTAGTAGTTACTATTCCATTATTGTTTTTATTCTGAAGCCATGTATTTCTAAAGTGGTCTACAAATTTTCCATAATTAGGATATTCTGAATTAGCCTTAATTTTAAAATGTGGTATAAATGCTTTTAAAACTTCAACAGTTGTTTTTTGAAGTCTAGCCATTTCAACAATATGTGATCCATTTTCAAAATCTAAAAAATATTGACTTATTAAATTAATATCTTTAACTGTATCTGTACCATTACCTGTATCTGTTACTGTATCTTTATCGGCATTTTTGGTATCGTTTGGTACTTTTGGCATGCCACTTGATGCGACCGCATCCCATCGCTTGCGAGCGTTTGCCGAATTTCTTTCTTTAACAGCTTGATACTTAACTAAATCACGTTTTAATTGTAATTTAATTGGCTTAAATGCCATAGCAATAAACCTATCTTCAATAGCGGGGTTTTCATCGTTAACATAAGAAAAAATGTATTTAATTAAAATGCCAGCTTCTTCATTAGTTAAATCTTCAAATATTGATTTTTGATCCGCATACAATACAAATCCTTTTTTATCCTCTGCCATTATTTTATAATTTCTATACCACGTGATTCAATATGTTCTTTTGAAAAGAATATACTTACAAAATATAAACCATTAGTATTTTTACATAAAAACGGCTTTAATTGTTTTGGAGTAGATAGATACTCGCTGTTTGCTTTAAATAGATTTTTCATAATAAAAAAAGCCCGAATAAATCAATGGGGTCTCACGCCAAATCATTATCCGAGCCTGTTTTAGTTCGTTTGTTTCCGTATAGTTGAGACCGAAACTTATGCAATATTACAAATAAAGAACGACACTACCAAATTTATTTTAGCTAATTTCAAAAATAATATACTCTTCTGATTTTGGAACTACTTTTTTATGTACGTTTAATTGTGTAATGTATCTGTCATCAAAACCATACTTTTTTACCA